TTTATTTTGATTGCCCGTGCTATCGAAGCGCAACTAAAGGATAAAGACAATGGCTAAACTACCCTACACATTTACCATCGTGCCACCCAACGACCCGTTACGGTCTAAATTTACGGCAGGCTCTACTGAGCTAGGTAAGTTGCTCAAGCACAGCAACTACGGCGACCTGACGATCAACCAAAAACGTGATGGTATGTTTCAGGCGTGGAACGAGGGCGTTTGCAGTGCGCCGATTGAGTTGTCTGTGCGTGAGCTTAAATACCAACCCAAACTCAAGTGGCAGCTACGCACGAAAGAAGATTGCATGAAGATGCACTTGTACTATAAAAAGTTAGGCAATCAAATGATTGCTTCGCAGTACCTGTACGAGTATGAACACTACGATAAACTTACTAAGGAAAACACATGAAAGTCGAATCAGCAATTAACTTGCAGGGCATGGCTTTTACAATTGGCACAACGCCCAATGAAATTATGTTTAAAAAGGGCGAACAGTTTGAGAATGAAATGGCAAACACCATAGGAGTTATTGTCGGCGGTCAAGACATGACGATTGCAGAGGCTCGCCGCAAAGAGATGCACGACAAACTTGATGCGTGGATTGATGGGGTGGAAGAATGACGCGCTTAGAAATAGCAACACAACTACTTGCAGGGATGTGTGCAGGTGATTGGCAGATGCAGATACCCGAAGGTCAAACATGGGATGAGGTAGCGATACCACGAGCGTTTGAGTTGGCTGACAAGCTGATGGGCTATCAAACAACGGCACGGTTTGAGCATCAAGACTACACAATGACACTAGGGGAAAAGAATGACTAACCGTGACGAAGAGTTCCGCAAGTGGTATGACACCCGCATTGGCACAAAGTACGAGTCGTTTGCGTATGACGCTTGGTGCGCGGCATGGAAGGCGGCAAGGGCAGAAGAAGCGTGTCGTTGTACTAACCCGATACTATGTGACCTGAACGACAGGTGTATGAGGACGGAAAAGAAATGACAGACCAAGAATTGCTAGAGCTTGCGGCTAAGGCTGCGGGGGTTGGCGGGAAAGTACGAGCAATCCAAAAGTTATACTCACATGACTATGAAATCGGTGTTGGCAAACACAGGTGGAATCCACTCACAAACGATGGCGATGCTCTGCGACTGGCTGTGAAGTTAGGATTACGAATTGAAATCAACACGCAAGTATTGGGTGACACTCTTGTTATCAGCGAATTTTACGACAACGTTGAATGCCACAACAGCGACCCCTACGCAGCAACACGCAGAGCCATCGTGCGAGCAGCAGCATTAATTGGTAAGGAGATGAAATGAGTGAAATACCAAAATTTACCGCACCCGAAAAGCTAACGATTAAGGGGTCAACAGTAGCAAAGATGCTGCAAAAGAATAATCGTGCCACGGCAAGTGCGTTGGTGAAGTTAACAGGCAGACCCATCAAGTCGGTGCTGTCTACGGTCAAGGCGCTACATCGTCAAAGCAAGATACACATAGGTGACTACGAGTTCAATAAGCGTGGACAAGTATCGCGGGTATGGTTTTGGGGCGATGGTGACGATGCGCGAGAACCTGTTATGGCGGGTAACAAGCAAATATTTGTCCCACACGCAGACGTAGCGTCAGCATGGTTAAGGAACCCAATATGAAAGCTAACGAACAACAAGTAGGTGGCGCACACTACGCCGTCAAGGTAATCCAGCCGTGGGATTATATTGTCGCCAACAAGATGGATTATTTTGAGGGCAATGCTTTAAAATATTTAACACGATGGAAAGAAAAGGATGGAGTTAAAGATTTAAAAAAAGCTATTCATTATCTTGAAAAGATTATCGAAAGAGCTAACGCAGGAGATTACACAAATGTCAAAACTGATTGATTTAACCGGGCAAACATTTAATGTGCCTTGGGATCTGATCCCGCACTTGGCCAACGAGATGGCGCAAAAGATGATCGACGAACAGGGGCGAGCGTAATGGCCGGCTACTCACTATCCATGATCAAGCGGGTCAACAAGAGCGCAACACCCTTTACACGTTTAGCTCGCTGCGCAATCGAGCGCGATGTCAGCATTGTTGATATCGCAAAGCACCTTGGTGTGTCACGCACCGCGGTGTATGCGTGGTTCATGGGGCGTTATATGCCCAATGATGATAACTTCTACAGACTGGGGGAATACCTTGAACGATGAATGCAAAGCCGCTTACGACGACTGGATTAAGTTACTCAAAGACGCCAAGGCGTTGGATATGCTCCAAGACCCGTATAGCATCTGGTTAGAAGCGTGGGAGCAATCTCGGGTTACGCAGAAATAAAAAAGCCCCTCGATTATGAGTCGAGGGGCAAACAACCCTGAACGGTTGCAAGGAGTAAAACTATTTTTTAGGCGTGGCTGGAAATAAACGCTGAGCTTGTTCCCACAATTTTGGGGCGTACTCATAAGTTAACGGAATAGCAGTCATTGCAGCGCCCGCCGCCTTTACGGCAGGATGGGGAAACGCCATTGCAGCACCACCAAGACCTTCCATACCATGCAAAAGAGCATTTTTGTAATCGCCTTCCATTGCTTCACGCACAGCCTTTGGTAAATGATAAGCGCTCAACGCACCAAGCCCCGCACCCGCCCACGGACCCGATAACGCTTTAGCCAGTTTATCCATTGCGCTCGGACTCATTTGCGCAGCACGCGCCATTTCGGCTTGCTGACCAGCGATTTGACGTTCTAATTTATTGGCTTCTGTCGCAAGACGAGGATCTACGTTTGCCTGCATTGCAGATTGCGCAGCCTGTGCTTGCTCTCGAGCAATAATGGCTTCTTGCAAAGTTTTATCTATGTTACCAACCATCATACCTGCTCGTGTACCTTCTGCGCCTCTGCTTGTAGGTCTGATGATTCCGCTAGGCTCCTGAATAGTGGGTCCAACCGCAGCTTGCGCTCGAGGTGCGCTTGCCATAAAGTTTTCAACCATTTCTTTGGCACCGCCCGTGCCAACTAGTCTATTTTCTAAAATTGGATTAACGTTTCCATATTGCGCCTTAACCCAATTTTTACCGGCGTAACCCGCTTCAGGCGACATGGCTTTTCTAAATAATTCTGGACTTTTTACAAATTCCAGCGGGTCAACCCCCAACTGCATAGCTCGCTGCGTAACGGCTTCCATAAGCATACGATTACGTGCCAACTCCATCTGAGCAGCTTCAGTTGCACCTTGTGCCGCAGAAAAAGGCGCACGCGCAGATTCTAACTGTCTTTGAATAACATCTTGCTGACCAGTCAGGCCAGCAAGCGTTCGTTCTGCTTTTATATCCGCCGTGGCGGGTGTTACGTACTTGCCTGCGACAGCGCCTGCGCCCGCCCCAAGCGCCGTGGTGGCGGCGGCGACAGCAGGATCTTCGTACCAACTCACGTTTATACCGGGACCAGCGCTGCTTCGGTTTGGCTTTTGTAATTCCGCAGTAGTTGGCAACGCAAATTTACCTTCTTTGTTTACCATTTCAGGATACAAATCTGCCAAGGTTGGCTTGTTTGGTTCGGCCATTTCATTTACCTCTTCTGTTATAAGGCGAAGCATCAATCAATTGTTTATTTAGATCCGCGTACTCATCCACGATTGACTTGTATGGTGACTTACTATTCTTTGGGTTAAAAAACGATCCTGTAGACGCATTGGGATTTTTATCAAAATAGTCATGTTGAGCGTCTGCCATTTTTCCCATGTACCGATTGGTCAAATCGTTTTTAGTAGCTAAATAAATTAAGAACTCTGCGGGATCAGTTGACTTGAACCCCGGCTCGGCCATCTGTTTTGCGTCGTATTCGCTAATTTGCGGTCCAAATATATCTTTACCTTTTTTCATCACTTGTTGATTCAAGTCTGAAATCAATTGCGCAATATTTCTTGCTGCACTTTGTTGCTCTTCATTTTGATATAACTTATTGATCGCACCAATTACATCAAGGGACAAAGATCCCGAAGGAGTTCTAACACCTTCTTGAACGGTATGTAGCAGAGCGTAAAGCGGTCCCTGATGAACAAGCGTGCCAACCACATCTGGATTCTTTCTAACTAAGTTAATCAATTCGTTATACTTTGCTTCCGAATCTTTGACAGTGTTGTAGTTATAGCCTGATAAAGTCGCATACTGCGCTTGATGTGGGGCAGCCCGTTTTATCTTTTCTTCTTTTTGTAATTGAATATCAGACTCAGCCTGAGCTTTTTCTAATGCCAATGTTTTTTCATGTTCCGCCTTTGCCGATTCTAAAAGCCTTTTTTGAATTGCATCAGGAGTTGCATTTTGAGCAAATCTTTCTACCCTGTTAGTTCCTTCCATTCGATACTCTGTTGGGGATATCTTTGTCCATCCGCCTGTGGTTTTTGGGGCTTCAGTTGATGCTGCAGATGCTACAGGTTGGCGTTCTGTGCCGTGAAAATCGGCCTCTTCCCCGGGTGCTCTTACTGGAGGGGTGCCCATAGTTCCGCCATCCGCAGGAATCGGCTGAAGTCTAGCGGGACCACTTATTGTATTAGGATCGACTGCGCGAGGCGCACCTGCAGGTGGAGCGACACCTTGAGGTGTATTCCCCGCCTGCGGTCCATATTGGAATCTAGATGCAACTTGCGCAATATTTAACGTACCCATATCAATGCCGAGTTTAAGCTGCTCTTGTTGGGTCTTGAGCAGTCTATCAATTTTTGCTGCAGCCTCCGTACCCGGCTTCGCCTCCATCTGCGCACGCACCAATGCTCGGTATAGCTGAGGATTTCCAAAAGCACCTTCTGGAGATGTAATTGATTGCATGATATCTGCAGCGTTACCGCCCCCAAGGGCGTTAGCTAATGCTTTATCAGATGCTTGTTCTTTTTGCATCTGATACTTCTGACCAACCAACTGCGCACGCATTTGGGCGATCGGCAATGCTTGCTTCTCTTCCTCTTCGCGCTGCTGACCAATGACACCCATTGCGTTGGCGAAGCCTTCGCTCCAGTTGCCAGTGCGACCGGGGTTAGCCATAGCTGCCGCTATTTTTGCCCAATTAGTACCGCCGCGATTCTCGAGCGCCCGCAATTGCGCGTCTAGTGCTTCGGTTAGCTTAGCTGAAGATTCTGGATCCGCGCCAATGCCTGCGCCTACGACTGGAGTTGCCATAATTTATTCTCCTTAAATATTTGGATTTTCGCCAATGCCGATTTGTGTAGCAGGATCAATAGCAGGTGTAGAACCACCACCCCCAAACAATTTATCCCAACCGGTACCAATTGCATTTGTAAAGTTAGTAAATGGCGCGTTGCCGCCCCCCGTAGGTGTCTGAAACGCACTCATTAAGCCCGCACCCAACGAACCAAGCTGCATGAGCGGTGAGGTCTGATAAGCACCCGGTATTGGACCCGTATAGGTAGACGATACAGAAGTAGGAATCGTGAAGCCCTTCATCAACGCTGCCTGTTGAGCTGCGACCTGTAGCGGGAACAGTTGCTCGTTCTGCGCCATCTGCTGCTGCTGACCGCCCATTGTGCTGAGCGCATTCACGTCGCCCATGCCGAGCTGCTGCGTCGTTGTACCCAAAGCACCCATCTGAGAGCCACCGGCCATTTGACGCTGCAGATCCGCTTGCGCTTGGGTGATTGCGTTTTGGTAGCCACTTGCGAGCAAGCCCTGCTGCTGACCGCCTAAGTTCTGCAGGGCGCTTGTGATGTTCTGACCGAGCACGTTAGCACCACGAGTCGAACCGAACTGACCGCTACCCACAGCGCCCGCAGTCGCTTGGGGCGAGATCGTGTTGCGAATGTTCTGCAGCCCGAGACGCCCCGCCTCATCAACGACGCTGCTCAGGTACGGGTTCATGTACGCACCCGCCATGCTAGGCGCAGCAGTCGTCGCAGCGTTCATTGTGAGCGCGTTAGCAGCAGCCAAGTTGGGCTGGTAGTTGCCCACGTTCGCGGCTGTCTGCTCAAAGGCTTGTGTCTGCAGAGGCTGCGCACCGACGTACTGCGCATTAGCGCCCGCCGCAGTGCTCGTGCCTGCCAAGTTGTTCAGGTAGTCCATGTACCACGCGGGAGCCGCAGTCGCCTGCTGCTGCGTCGTCGTGATGTTGGGTAGCGCCGCACCCTGAGTGAACGTACCACTCGAGGGCGTAGATGGCGTGCCGAGCTGAGGCGGCGTCACGTAGTTACTAGGTGCTGCGGTTAGATTTGGTCCGGTCGCTGCGTTGAAAGTCGCGCCGGGAGTAGGCGCCGCTAATGGCGCAGCTGGGGTGAGTGTCGATGCGTTAGGATCGAGCGTTGTTGAATCAGCCATGATTATTTCCTTTTACCCTTAGTAGCCTCTGCCAAATACTCTAGAGGTGATTTAGATTTCGGTGGTATTTCATCAATTGGAGCAGAGCGCTTGTGGTGCCTAATCGCTTCACGCATTTTATCAAGAGCCGTTGCGCCAGCGTCGCTTGAGCCGTTGCCTAATTGCGCTACGGTTTCCGCATCAAAAACGTACTCACCGTCGGCGAGCATGGCGGGGATATCGTCAGACTGCCCGTCACCACGCCCCTTGACGTAGTGCCCAGTCGCGCCTGTGATGAACTCAGGGATGTGCTCACCCTCGCCACCACCGTGCGCAGAACCTCCCTCAGCCATCGTGCCTGCGCCGAGGGTTGGGATACCCGTCCCAGCCATCGCTAAGGGGTTAGTGCCTGAGCCTTGATAGAGCCAGTCTGCGCCTGAGGCCTTGCCTGTTGGGATCACGGGGATCAACGGCGTCGGCTTGCCTTGCAATTGACTGCCCGCAAACTTCGTAGGACTGCCGCCAGAGGTGTCTTCACCATAAGTGAAGTAGTTAGGTGTCGGACGCTTCTGGAGGACGCTGTAGAGGCTAGGATCAATGCCGTAGACGCCTTGTTGCAACTGA